TCTTGATCTTCTTGACGAGTAGTCATTAACTGATCTTCCAGTTCTTTCTTTTCTGTAGTACCTTGAGTCATTAACTCTTGGTATTGTAAAGTACCACTACCGAATAATTGAGTGTTTTGAAACTTACCACGAGTATTTGCTATGTTAATCTTAACAAGAGCTTTTGCATACTCCATTACCCAACGCTCTTTAACTAGATCCTTAATTGGGCGTTCCATGCGACAGGCAACAATAGCCCAATATTGATCATTACCCATATAGTTTTGCTGTGCTGGGTCAGGGGTAATACGTAAAACTTGTGTACGTGGGTCAAAACGGAAATAAGGCTGTTGTGCGAATACCTTTTCACGTGTTTTTAACCAATCCTTTAAAATATGCCATGAAATAACGTCAAATGCTTTACTACCTAAAGAATAAGCAAAGTGCATTTGTTGAGCCATTGATTGTTCAATAGTAAACAATGTATTAACACCGTTATTAGTACCTACATTAAACGATGTTACATCTATTACTTTTCTATAACTATTTAAATCAACATCCCAGCCTGATTGGAAAGTAGAACTTAAAGCTGATACTTCTGGGTTTAAAGTATTATTAATAAGAGTATCCATCTTTATACCTTGACCTGCTGTATAAAGAGAACTATCAAACGCAATTAACTCTTCCGTACCAGGGGTAAACTTTGAATACATTTCAATAGCATAGGCTATCATGTCGTATGTAGCTACGCATGCTATTTCAAGATTAATTACAGGCGCACCGAGCTGAAAAAAGATACGCTCCGCAAGCATATCATAGCTTGAAATTCTGCTATTTAAATTTGTAGATAGAAAGTCTTGTGGACCTACAGTGCTGTTAGGATTAGCCATAGTCGCTAATACTTACAGCGTCTACAATAGTTTTAGTAAAGTATCCAGTACTTCTTGAGCACTAACAAATGCTTCTTGTTTATAGTCGCATTGTTCCCATAACCAAAACTGTTTATCTCTCAAATACGATTTGTTCTTTAACAAATTAATATTACGAGTATATCCAAAAATCTTAGGGTCTGATTGTGCAAATATAACAATACCTCTTTTAAGTTTATAATAAGCGCACATGTGTTGTAAAAAGCTATCTACAGAAATCCAACAATCACATTCATTTACTAAGTCTTTTATTTGAGATAGTTTTAGACCTTGCCTAAAATCAGTTACCCCCTCTACGGGTTTGTCTTTAGCTGCTCCTATTTGAATTACTTTAATGTCATTAGCTTGCATTAAAGCTACCAACTCTTTCCAGTGTGGAAAGTTTTTAGGGTTTTCTTTACCGTTACGTAAATTTTGTGCAAATGGACTTATGAGTACTTGTTTCATCGAGTAAGTGCTGTTTTGTATGCTTCTGCTAAAGAACCTTTCCAATTATTATTATCCATCCAGGCGTATATGTTATATTCTTCTACTTTAGTAAATGCTGCAGATTCAGCTAAACTTACTATTTCAATGCCTTCTTCGCCCTCGAATGCTTCTGGAAAACAAGCCCCGATAATAATTCTATGGTTTTTATATTTCTTTTTTACATCGGGTAATATGCTTCTAAACGCAAAATGGTCACCAATACCCGAATCTAAAGGTATAACTTTTACTAAAGCTGGTTTTACATTCCATTTTTTAATATAATCGTGGAATATCTTTTCATCTTCTTCAAACATTTTAATTTGTTGGTAGCTTCTTATACCCCCGGCACCAAAGCGCATGTGCCAGGTTTTTATTCCGGTTAGTACAACTAATCTCCAGCCGGCTCTTTTCATTTCATATGTAAAGATAGTTTCTTCTCTATGACCTACTTTTGATAGTTTTAATTCATAACCATGTTTACCAGCTTCTTTACGGTACAAAAACGTACTACCCTGTAAATGATCTACATCTATAAATGCATGACGGTCAGTATCACACCATTGTATATTAACACCTAAAAATATATCTTCTATTTTATTAGAAGCTAACTTATGTCCAATATCTGCTTTAGGGTCAAGAATAAGAGGCCCAACCGCACCTATTTTAGGATCGGTTTGTATGTAATTGTATAACTCCTCTAATGTGTTAGTAGCCATTACATTATCATCATCTAAACGCCAAATATACTCACTTGTAACATCTGTCAAGGCTTGTTGATGGTTCCATATTTGACCTTTATGGGCACCGGGCGTTACTTCCCATGCAATACCTACTCTATTTAACAAACAAAACAAATTTTTATATATTTCATTATCTCTTAAATCTTCCATAGTATCATTATCATCATATATAATAAGACGGGAAGGTTTAAGTGTTTGATTAGCTAAAGAGGTTAATACTAAAGGAAAGGTAGTATGAAATCTACCCTTAGTTGAAACTGTAGCTGTTACTTTTGTTGTAATCATTTGTATGCTATTAAATTTATGTCTGTACCGCTCCAATTCATATTGGTTTTAAATTGGTTTAATTTTAATACTTCGTTAATGCTATCACTCAGCGTGCCATGAAACTTCAACAGCAGTCTGCCCTCAGGTTTTAACACTCTATACCACTCCTTTACGTGAGTATTTAGATCTGCATAAGATATATGCTCGATACTCTTATTCATAGCAATTTCACTTACAGTATTGTCATTAAAGTCTAGTTTATTCCAGTCTAATATTAATTCACTATAGTTGCTAGTACCATGTACTCTTACATGTTCCGGTAAATTATTATCATTTTCAGCAGTCAAGTGCAACTTTATATCTTTATTGTACTTCTTTATGTTAATTAAACTATTACGTTTAAATGTAACGTTACTATATGTTTCAATACCCTCGAAGGTACCTTCTGCATAGTGATATATTGGAAACGCTCCAGATATAATTTTACTATCTACTTTAGAAAGTTGATCTGTTGGTACAATATGTATTCTGTACCCTCTTTCTTGTACTTTAATACTAAAGTCTATATCTTCACCGCTGCCTGGAGAGTATATTTCATCCAACAAACCAATTTCATCAAACATTGTCCTTGGTATCATTGCACAGAAGAACACTACAAACCTAGAACGTGTAATTTTATCATGTAGTAGTAAGGGACCAGTAATACCCATTCTTGGATCTTCCTGAAATGGGGCTTCTAGCATTTGTAACCATTGATTCTTTTCTTGAGACAAAAGCTGAGTATCGTTGTTCAGTAGTATGATATACTCTCCTTGAGCAGCTTTAATGCCGAGGTTTGTAGCTTTAGTATACCCAATACCGTCTTTCTCTCTAATGAGCTTAATACTTGGATATGCATAAGATAGAGCTTCTACATACTGATGGGTAAGGTCCACACATCCATTTGCTACTACTATAATTTCTACATTAGTTAAATCCGTATAATGTATTATACTCTGTAAACATGGCTTTAAAAAGTCTTCCAAGTGGTTATAAGTTGGAATAACTACACTATATTTGGGTTTAACCATACATTAATATTATAAGAGTATATAGAAAAAGCAAGGAGTTACATAAATAATATAAGCAACATGTTACTCAAGCTTATAACGCAAAATCCAATTACAGAAGGTCTTGATTACTTAATTGAAGAAGGTAACAAGGATAAACCAGCTACAATGTACATTGCTGGTACTTATATGGTAGCTGGTGAAAAGAACCGTAACAACCGTATTTACGATATTAATGAAATGGCTCAAGAGGTTGAGCGTTACAATAAAGAATTTATTAAACAAAATCGTTCTCTTGGAGAGCTTGAACACCCACAAAGCGCTACAGTCAATAGTGAACGTGCCTGTCATCTTATAAGTGAATTACGAATGGACGGCAACATTTGCCGTGGAAAGAGTAAAGTACTCAGTACTCCATTGGGAGAAATCTTAAAAAGCTTAATTAGAGATGGAGTAAAGGTTGGAGTATCTTCAAGAGCTCTTGGAGAGCTTGAAGAAAGAAACGGAGTCAATTACGTCAAAAACATGAAACTCATTACAATTGACGTTGTAGCAGATCCTTCCGCTCCTGGTGCGTTTGTAGAAGGTATTTTAGAATCCAAATCTTTTATTATAAAAGGCAACGGTTTTTATGAAGAAGTGTACAACACACTTGAAGGCAAGCTTTCTAACTTACCTAAAAAGGATGTAGACATCTATTTAAGAGAGCACATCATTAACTTTATTAACTCTTTAAAATAATATGAACAAACAGAAAAACATAGCAAGATTCATTAGCAACGTAGCTAATAACAACTTTAAGAAAGCCAATGAAGCACTTGCTGCAGTGGTAAACGAAAAGATTCAACAACGTGTTCGCACAGCAGATCAGAAACTTTCAACCCCTAAACGGTAAATTTTGGATTTTAGTCCTAATTTTCACCATCAATTTATATAAGTAATAAACATCATATATGAGCCAAGATATCACAACTCTTTTAAAAGAAGCCACTAAGGATCTTCTTTCAGATGAAACCCTTAAAGCAATTTCCGAGGCTGTCGAGAAGAAAGCTGAAGCAAAAATCCAGCTAACTGTTGAAGCAGCTCTTGTTAAACAGGATGAAGAATATGCATCTAAGCTTGAACAGGTATTAGAAGCTATTGACGCTGACCACACTGAAAAACTTGACAAGATTGTGTCTCGTATTGATGAATCACATGCTACTAAGTTTAAGCATGCATTACGTGTTATCGATGAATCTCATAGCAAGAAACTTTTACATATTGTTAAACTATATGAACGGGCATTAGGCCTAGAAGCTTCAAACTTCAAGAACGCTCTTGTAGAACAACTTTCCAATTATATTGATCTTTATATTGATAAGGTAATTCCAGCACAGCAAATTGCTGAAGCTACTGAAAATACCCGTTCTAAGAAGATTGTAAGTGAAATTAAACGTTTAGTAGCAGTTAGCGATGATTTCGTTAACGAAAACATTAAAGATGCATTAATTGACGGTAAACGTCAAATTGATGAAGCTAATGAACAAGTAAAGAAACTTGAAAAACAACTTCAGTTAGTTACAGAAAAGACTAACAACACAGAAAAGCAATTATTCTTAGAAAGAAAATTAACTAACTTCCCAAAAGCTAAGAAAGACTATATGGTCCGCGTTCTTGGCGAAAAGAAAATTGAAGATATTAAAGAAAACTTCAATTATGTAGCTGAAATGTATGACAAGAAAGAAGAAGATGAAGTACAAGTTCTTAAGGAATCCGTTCAACCTGTTACAAAAGGTGTTGATCGTACAGCTCCAAAAGAAGTACTAAGTGAATCTAAGTCTTATTCTTCAGCTGAATCGTTTGCTGAAGAAGGTGCACAGCAAGTTGCAAGCCTTTACGTATCTGAGTTTACTAAAAAGAAATATTAATAAAATCGGATAATTTTTTTTAAAAAGCCTCCAGAAATGGGGGCTTTTTTTATAAGTATATCTAACGTTGAAGTACTGTTAAGTACTTGAGATATTGTTAGTTTAAAAAATTATTAGTTATGAAATCAATCAAACCTTCACAATCTTACATCAATCAGGATCGTGCAGCTAGCTTACTTAAAAAGTGGGCTCCGTTGCTTGAGCACTCAGATGCTGCGACTCCAGAAATCAAAGATGAACACACGAAATTAAACACTGCTATCCTTCTTGAAAATCAAGAACAGTGGTGCTTAAATGAAGCTTCCAACACAGCAGGTGCTAACGGCGTATTCGGCCAGGGTACCAGCTACGGTGGTAAGCCATCAAGTGACTTCTATGCTACTGGTGATGCTCGTCTACCAAAGATCCTCATTCCGATGATCCGCCGTACTTTCCCAGAATTGATCACAAACGAAATCGTTGGTGTTCAACCTATGAGTGGTCCAGTCGGTCTCGCATTTGCACTTCGTTATTCTTACGAAGCTACTCCACTCGGAGCTACAAGTCCAGATGGCGGTTATGGTGCAACCAGTAACACCCCACAGGGTTGGACAGAAGATTCAGAAGGTACTGAAGTAGGCTGGAACTATTTAAATACAGCTTATACAGGTACTTCTGCTTCATGGTTATCCGGTGGTGCTACAGCAATCACAGGTTCAGAATCATTTAACATTCCTGGCTTCGATCAAGGTGTTGCTAACTTACTTCAAAACTTTGAATTAAGTTCAAACATTCCTCAGATGGTTGTTAACTTCCAGAAAACAGCTGTTGAAGCTGGTACTCGTAGGTTAGCAGCTCGTTGGTCCGTTGAACTTGAGCAAGATCTCAAGAACATGAACGGTATCGACGTTGACAATGAATTAACGAACGCTATGTCGTACGAAATTCAGGCTGAAATCGACCGTGAAATGATTATCCGTATGTGCCAAGTTGCAATCAATGCAGGCTTCGGTCAAGGATATTCAGTATGGTCACCAGCTTCTGCTGATGGTCGTTGGTTAGGTGAACGTAATCGTGACTTCTATGCACGTATTATCGTTGAAGCAAATCGTGTTGCTATTCGTAACCGTCGTGGCGCTGCAAACTTCATTGTTGCTACACCTCGCGTTTGTGCAATGTTAGAAATGCTACCTGAGTTCCAATGGTTCGCAGTACAAGGCAACGTAAACACACAGCCAGTTGGTATCGCTAAAGTCGGTACAGTTGGCGGACGTTTCAATGTTTACCGTGATACACGTACAGAAGCTCAGTATCAAGTTGGTACACGTGCTAACCCATTAGAGTATGCTCTATTAGGTTACAAGGGTGCTGAATACTATGATACAGGTATTGTATACTGCCCATACATTCCAGTATTGGTACAACGTACAATCGGACCTAATGACTTCAGCCCACGTGTTGGTTTAATGACCCGTTATGGTGTTATTGACCACATCTTCGGTGCAGCATTATACTACCACTTAATTATTGTAACAGGTCTACACGTTTCGTTTACACCTGGTACACAAAGCGTATTCCTCTAAGAGTAATACACTTAGTAAAAAGTGTTCAAAAAAGAACCCGCCTAGCAATAGGCGGGTTTCTTATTGTATGTAAATGTTTTTTACTCGTGGCAATTCCATTTACGCAAAGCTAAGGCTTTACGGGTAGGTTTACCGTTAGGTTTCTTCATTGGTCCCTTCACACCCTTCATACGGGCACAAAAACTCTTACGACGCTTAGCGGCTTTACTACCAGGTTTAAGTTTACTTGGTTTAGTGGTAACAGCCATAGATAAATGACTACCAGGGTGCTGTCTACGGTAGCTCATAATACCTTTTCTGTTAAGACCTCCAGAAGGGGATTTACCAGCTTTTTTCTGCCACGTAGGAGCGTGTCCTTCTACAGGAAAAGACTCTGTAAATTCTTTCAGTAAGCTATTATATTTTGCTTCAAATTGTTTAAACATATATATTATTTATGTTTTGTAGTAAGTATCTACAGATGAGTAAAAAAAAGCGTTTGTTAAAACAGAAGCAATCTCAAAACAATAACAACAACAATAATGTTACAAAAGACAAAAGTCTTATAGTACATCAAGGTGATAAATTAGAAAGACCAGTGCAAATCCGACAGAGGCCGGATTTGACAAATAAACAAAAAGAATTTCTTAAACTAGCTTTAGACAACCACACTAAGATTGTTTTTATCACAGGGCCATCGGGCAGTAGTAAAAGCTTCTTAGCAACACTGGTTGCTTTGGAATTATTGAACCTAAAAAAGGTTTCTGACTTAATATATATTCGTAGTATCGTTGAGAGTTCAGATAATAAAATGGGATATCTCCCAGGAGACGCAAACGAAAAACTGACCCCATATCTTGAACCGTTAATGGAAAAACTCGATGAATTACTTTGCAAATCTGATATTAATACTTTAATGAAAGAAAACCGTATTGAAGGTAAACCAACAGGTTATCTTCGTGGGCTTTCTTGGAATGCTAAAGCTATCATTATGGACGAAGCACAAAACAGTACATTTAGAGAGCTTACAACTTTAATGACTCGTGTTGGACAATTTAGCAAGCTTTTTGTTTGCGGAGACCCAATGCAATCCGATATTAATGGTAAATCTGGATTTGAAAAAATGTGTAACGTTTTTAATGATAATGAAAGCCGAGAAATGGGTATCCATGTCTTTACGTTGACAGAAGCTGATATCGTACGAAGCGAGATTGTACGATACATTGTAAAAAAACTAGAATTGTATAATAAGAAAAACTAACTTTTCTAACTCAGTCAAGCGCACTGGCGAGAAAAAAATATTTTTTCTTTATAGATAAAAACGTAAAAACATTTACAATACGTAAATAATATTCCCTGTAACTAAAACTAACTATGATCTTCGACGAACAAATCTCTCGTAAACCTAATCACTATCCTTGGACAGAGGAATTTATCGAATCCATGCACAATGGTTTTTGGACTCATAAAGAGTTCAGCTTTAAATCAGACGTACAGCAGTTTAAAGTTAAGTTAAATGATCAAGAAAGAGAGATTATTATCCGTACTTTATCCGCTATTGGTCAGATTGAAGTGGCTGTAAAAACGTTCTGGGCTAAGCTCGGTGAAAACTTGCCACACCCATCCTTACAGGATCTTGGTTATGTAATGGCTAATACAGAGGTAATACATAACAATGCTTATGAAAGATTGCTTACTGTACTTGGTCTTGAAGATGTGTTTGAAGAGAACCTTAAACTGGAATGGATACAGGGTCGTGTAAAATATCTTAAAAAGTATACACATCGTTATTATAAAGATAAAAAGAAACAATATCTTTATGCTATTATACTCTTTACGTTGTTTGTAGAGAACGTTTCTCTTATGAGCCAGTTCTACATTATTAACTGGTTTGCACGTAATAAGAATCTGCTTAAGGATACTGATCAACAGGTTAAATACACTCGTAACGAAGAGCATATTCATGCTCTTGTTGGTATGAAGATTATTAACACTATTAGAGAAGAACACCCAGAACTCTTTGATGAAGAGCTTACAGAAAGAATTCTTGCTGAAGCTAAAGAAGCATATGAAAGCGAAGCAAAGATTATTGACTGGATGGTTAATGGTATTAATGAAGACGGATTAACTGCAGCTCATCTTAAAGAGTTCGTAAAGGATCGTATCAATGAATCTCTCAAGGGTATTGGTTTTCCAGAGGCGTATGAAACGGATTCTAAGCTTCTCAAAGATACATCCTGGTTTAACGAAGAATTACTCGGTAACAATATGACTGACTTCTTCCATTCTCGTCCTGTAGAGTACTCTAAAAAGTCCCAAAGCTTTTCAGAAGACGATTTATTTTAATAAAAAGTATAGTATAATAAATAAAAATGAGTAACAAGAACATTTACTGGTTAAATAGCGACTCCCGCAAATTCCTTGAACGTGGTTATCTTCTAGATGGAGAGACTGCCGAAAAGCGTATAAGAGATATAGCTGAAACAGCTGAAGATTATCTTAAGTTAAAAGGCTTTGCAGATAAGTTTGAAAGCTATATGCATCAAGGATTCTACTCCTTAGCTTCTCCTATATGGTCAAACTTTGGCCGTAAACGTGGATTACCTATTTCCTGTTTCGGTTCATACATTGACGATGATATGGACGCTATTCTGTATAAGATTTCAGAAATAGGTACTATGTCAAAAGCCGGCGGTGGTACATCTGCTTACTTCGGTAAAATACGTCCTCGTGGTGCACCTATCTCGTCCGGTGGCGAATCTACCGGTGTACATCATCAGTTAACTGTATTTGAATCATTAACAGATTATATTTCACAAGGTAATGTACGCCGTGGTTCGTTTGCAGCGTATTTACCTGTTGATCATAAAGATATTGAAGAGTTTTTAAAGATTAAAGGTGAAGGTGATGATATTCAAAACCTTTCTATTGGTGTTTGTGTTACTGATGAATGGTTAAAGTCTATGCTTGATGGTGATAAAGAAAAGCGTCGTATTTGGGGTTTAGTTATTAAAAAGCGTTTCGAGTCTGGTTATCCTTATATCTTCTTTACTGATAACGCTAACAACCAGGCACCACAAGTATACAAAGACAAGAACATTAAGATTAATCAAAGCAATCTCTGTACGGAGATTATGCTATCAAACGACAATGAAGAATCGTTCGTTTGTGATTTGTCTTCTCTTAACTTTGAGCAGTGGGACAACTGGAAGAATACCGATGCAGTAGAAACATTAGTATACTTCCTTGATGCTGTAATGACCGAGTTTATTAATAAGACCGAAAAGATGAAGTTTATGGTACATCCAAGAAACTTCGCTATTAATCAGCGAGCACTCGGTATTGGTGCTCTTGGTTGGCATACATATCTTCAATCTAAGATGATTGGGTTTGAGACAATGGAAGCAAAGCTACTTAATACTCAGATATGG